ATGACCTAGCTACGATCATGTATCGTGCGGGTCAACGTTCTGTTGTCGAGTGGATCATAGAAAATATGGATTAAACCAATGTGTTTCGGCGGATCAAAACCTAAAGCACCAAAACCAGCTCCAGTATTACCACCACCCCTTGCACCTGCAGCTCCAGCAAGAGCAGCAGCGGCTGTTGTCTCTCCTCAAGAGTTAACAATTGATAGGCAGCAAGGTATTCAAAAGAAAGAGTCTAAAAAAGAAGCAAGTGGACAAGTATCAAAAGGAACAGGACAACTAAGAGTACCACTTAACATTGGCGTAGCTAAATCAGGGGGGCTTAACATCTAATGACAGCAGCCTCTAGATACAGTGAACTAAGCACAGCACGTCAACAGTTTCTTGACACAGCTATTACATGTGCTGACCTCACCCTGCCATACATTATGAAGCAGGACAATGACAACTCAAATCACAAACCTCTACGCACACCGTGGCAATCAATTGGAGCCAAGTCGGTCAGTACCTTAGCATCAAAACTGATGTTAGCTCTACTCCCACCGCAGACTACCTTTTTCAAGCTACAGGTACGCGAAGAGAATCTAGGTGAAGAGTTTGACCCAAGCATCAAGACTGAACTAGACCTAGCCTTTGGTAAGATTGAACGGATGGTAATGGATCACATCAACGGGTCAGATGACCGTGTTGTTGTACACCAAGCAGTCAATCATCTTATTGTAGCAGGTAATAGCCTTATCTTTATGGGTAAGGAAGGTCTAAAGAACTATCCCTTGAACCGCTATGTTGTAGAGAGAGATGGAGACGGTCACATCATTGAGATTGTCACTAAGGAACTAATCAACCGTGAGTTAGTTAAAGGACAGATACCTGAGTCCAAGCCTAATCAAGTCAGTGCTGGTGGTGGTCTTAATGGCTACACCGGAGTGACAACACAAGACGTTGAGATTTATACTCACGTTAAGTTTGATAAGAAGAATAGCAAGTGGGTCTGGCATCAAGAATGTGAAGGTAAGAAACTAGCAGGTAGTCAGTCTTCTGCTCCCAAGAAGGCAAGCCCTTGGTTGGTATTACGTTTCAATACTTTCGATGGCGAGATGTACGGTAGGGGTAGGGTAGAGCAGTTTCTAGGCGATCTAAAGTCGTTAGAAGGACTCTCTCAAGCCCTCGTAGAAGGCTCTGCAGCAGCTGCTAAGGTTGTCTTCCTTGTATCCCCATCATCTACTACCAAACCACAGACCATAGCCAACGCTGGCAATGGGGCTATAGTGCAGGGCCGGGAAGGTGATGTGTCAGTAATCCAAGTGGGTAAAACTGCGGACTTCCGTACTGCTTTCGAGATGGCTACCACCTTAGGTAACCGGATCAGCGAGGCATTCCTTGTTATGAATGTCAGGCAGTCAGAACGTACAACAGCAGAAGAGGTTCGCCTCACCCAAATGGAATTAGAGACCCAGCTAGCTGGACTCTTCTCCCTATTAACTATTGAATTCCTTAAGCCTTATCTTGAGAGAACTATGCTAGTCTTACAGAGGAGTGGTCAACTGCCACGTCTTCCTAAGAACTTAGTTCGTCCTACCATTGTTGCTGGTGTTAATGCACTAGGACGTGGACAGGATAGAGAAAGTCTTATCATGTTCATCACTACCATTGCACAGACAATGGGACCTGAAGCTATCCAAAAGTACATCTCACCTGAAGAGTACATCAAACGCTTAGCTACTAGTCAAGGTATAGATTTGCTTAACCTTGTTAAGAGTCAAGAAATTGTTCAGCAAGAACAAGCAGCTGCTCAACAAGAGATGCAACAGATGGAGATGACTAAGCAAGCAGGCTCACTAGCCTCTGCTCCACTGATGGACCCAACTAAAAACCCTAAACTACAGGAGAACCTAGAGAATGGCGACACCCCGCAAGAGGCCATCGAGGAAGGCACCAACCCGGCCTGAACTAGAACGGACAGTTGAAGTAGTAAAGATTCCTCCTTCTGAAAAGGTAGAACTTACTGTTGAAACACCAGTGCCTAATAAATATGAAGAGAAACCTAAGGTAGGAACACCCTCCCTAGGACGTAATCCCAACTATGTAACAAAGGTTGGACTTGGTAAACTTAAAGTAACTACTGCTAATGGCTACACTGACGTATGATCCCACCCCAGCTGACAATCCTGAGTTCAATGAGGCAGAGCAAGAGGCTCTAGCCATTGGAGAACAGGCTGAAGCTGATCAGCAACAAATGCTTGCCGGTAAATTTAAAGATGCTGAAGCATTAGAGCAAGCATACATTGAACTACAAAAGAAGATGGGTGCAGCAGAAGAAACACCTGAACCTGAGGAACCTGCTGAACCTACTGAAGAACCAGAGAAGGAGGTACCAGAGACTCAAACAATTCTATCCAATGCTTCTAATGAATTCAGTGAGAAGGGAGAGCTATCAGCTGAGACCCTCACTCAACTAGAAGGTATGGATAGTAAGGACTTGGTTGCTGCTTACCTAGAACTACAACAACAACCACAGAACGCTGACCTTGACCAAGGTACTGTCGAAAGGATCTATCAACAGGCTGGTGGTCAGGAAGGCTACGCTGCTCTAACTACATGGGCTGCAGAGACTCTACCAGAGGCTGCTGTAGAAGCCTACAACAGTGTTGTTAATTCAGGTGACCCTAACGTTATCCAACTAGCAATGGCTGGCCTCAAGGCTGCTTACGATGAAGCCAATGGAGTAGACGGACAGATGATTACAGGTAAACCTGCTCAAACTAAAGAGGATGTGTTCCGTAGTCAGTCTGAAGTTGTCGCAGCAATGAGTGATGCTCGTTATGACCGTGACCCTGCCTACCGAATGGATGTATTCTCAAAACTTGAACGCTCTAACATTGATTACTAATGACCACCATTATTGAAGACGGCAACAGGACTAACATCTACGCTAAAGAACCACAAATGAAAGTGATGGAGATCACCGTGACACACAATGAAACCGCTGAACGATTGAACGGACGCCTTGCTATGCTTGGAGTCATCGCTGCAATCGGTGCCTATGCTACAACAGGTCAGTTGATCCCTGGTGTATTCTAGATGATTACTTGCCCTGATTGTACTCCCGCTCAACAACATGTCCTACAACAGTTGCAAGTGAGAGCTGATGTAAGAGACAAAACCGCCCTTGCAGTGATCATGGGCAACATCGAACAGGAATCAAACTTCCGCCCTAATGTCTGCGAAGGTGGTAAGATCATGCCTTATGATCAATGCCTCCGCGGCGGTTATGGTCTCATTCAGTGGACAACCCAAGCACGCTACGATGGTTTGGGTATCTTCTGTAAAAAGTATGAGTGTGATCCTTCCTCCGTGGAAGGCCAGACTCGCTACTTGATAAACGAGATGCACTTTAGAAACGATCTCTATGCGTTTCAAATGCGTCATCAACAATTACATTACTATATGAATGCCGCTCACTACTGGTTAGGCTGGGGTGTTCATGGTAAACGTACACATTATTCTTACTCATTCTTACATAAACTACAATGAAATCTATTTTTGCTGCCGGTATCCTCCTCGCTCTTGGCTCCTCAGCTGCTATTGCTGGTCCTTACGTTCGTGGAGAAGTGGAACTTAAAGGTGCTGACGGAGACTACAGCCGTTCCAAGTCCCAAGCTCGTGTTGGCTATGAGTACACCAAGCTTCAAAGGACTACACCTTATGTTGAAGTAGGTGCTGGTGCCGTCACCCCTGATGGTGGTGATAACCAAGCCTTTGCTGCTGTTGAAGCAGGTCTGAAGACTCAATTCACTGATAAATTGTCAGCCTCCGTTGCTGTTGAAAACCTTCGCTATGATGGTGACAACAACTGGAAAGTAAAAGCTGGTACCAAGTACACATTCTAAAAGGAGAATCAAATGTCTAATCGCGGGTACAAGTCTTACATGCAACAGATGTTTGAAGACAACCGTAAAGAGAAAGGTGGTGACCCGAACAAACGTGGTAACCCAGAGAATCCTTACCGCTACACCTTACCTAAGAAAGCTAAGAAGAAAACTACAAAGAAGAAAGCCTAATGTTTTTTGATTTCAGCAGTGGGTACTACGGTGGACCTGCTGTCATGTTTACACTTTACCGCTGGTAGCTGATGGTGTAGGAGAGGTTCGATTCCTCTCCCAGCTTTAGACAGCCGAGTCTTTAAAACGGTCTTACATATTAGAACAAAAAAATTATGCACTATTATTTAA